TTGCATTTATAGTTTAAATTTTTTTGTTAGTTTTTAAATAGCGTTTTTTCTGGTGGTTTTACGGATTTAAGTCTATTCTATCAGCAATTATCGTACTGCTTAAATTTGTCTTATCAATGGTCGCTCCGTTTACATAGATGTTTCTAGTACCTCTGACATCCATATTGTAGTCGCCATCTATCTCTACATTGTAATCGCCTTTTATTCGTTGGTTCATATTGCCATCTTTAGTAATTAAGTTAATGTCGCCTTTATCTACTTGTATATTAACAGACGCATTAGGACCAATCTGTATATCGTAGTGATTGTCCGTTTCACCGTTTTTGTTAATGAATATTTTATGCCTGCCACCAATAGTTAAGTCGGCGTTGCCTTCAATTACTGCTTGCCTTTTGCCTGATACTATGTTATAATGGTCGCCTTTAATTATATTAACTTGGTTACCCTCGTAGTCTATCTCTTGTGAGGTGCCGGTTCTATGTGATGTAAACAACCTCTCGGCATCCTTTGTGTCGTCTATCTCAATGACATGCCCACTTTCACTTTCAAATACATGATTGTACGGATATTCTGCCTCGTAAGGTATAGGCGGCTGGTCAAATGTGTCGCCATCGCTTGACGCCACTTTGGTAACCTCTATATTATTTACAAGAAACTTATCTACCTCATCAATGTCCGCTGTGGGTACGCCAGTCTTCCTTGTAAGTTTACGCAACTCTAGTCCAAGGTGTGGTTGGTCTGCGCTGTTAATGGCAAGTCTATTGGTGTCCACCTCATCTTTGTATTTCGGGTAAACACCGTTAGGGTCATAGAAACCTTTAGAATTTTCCGCCAACTCTGCCGGCTTGCCAGGCAAAGTTCCGATTACCATTGGTTCTTGCATTGCATAACCATCACGAAAGTAACCAAACACCCAACTGCCTTCTACAATAAAACCTGGAGAAGAACCTAAACCAGAAATACCACTACTGGTAATCGGATGAATAAGTTGCGACCACGGCAGGTCAGCAGTAGGCAATTCATCTTTGTTATCTGTATGAATACCCACACAACGCACTCGTAGTCTGCCAAGTTTCTGTGGGTCATTACGGTCTTCTACTACGCCGTTAAACCATATAAAGTTATTTTTCCCTAAAAAATTATTGTCGTACATTTTGTTTTTTACCGATATTGCTCGCCTTTTAATACGCTAACCATACGCATTTATTTGCCATTTCTAAAATGTTTACGCAAATGATTAGCCACTCTGATATATAGTTCTTTTCCTTTACTTATCAATACATTAAGACTGCGTAAGCACGCCGTAGGCGCCGTCTGAATACACTCTACGGCCACTCTGAATATACTCTTTGTTTGTTTCTTCTTATATGTTCTATGTGGCCGCTGAGCATACTTTCTGTTTTGCCTCTCAGCCAAATACATATAAACTTGTCCTAACATATCCGCCTCTATATGGCCTGTTGTAATTGGTCTTACATAGCCCTTATTGTTGTTTTTACTCATAATCTCATTGTCGGCCAGACACCTAGGAGGCGCCGGACTCTCTTAATTCTCTATGTGCCTGTGATGGCCTGTTCATTATCTTGTTCTTTATATAAATCTTTATTTATTGTAGTCTCTTTACCTTTACCTAGCGTAAAAACAGCGTCCTGTTCTCTCGGATACTCTTCCTCCACGCTATCCTTGTAGCATTTAAGTACCATTTCATGTCTTTGCGCCTCTACATTTACTACATGTTTTACTGCCATTACTATATAACGGCCACTTGTATATGGTGATTCGCCACCCTCTGGCCTCATCAACGGAGAAGTAAATCTAATTATATCACCTGCGTTTATCATAGTATTACCAAATACCAACAACGATAGGTTGTGGTTTCTAAATCCAGCATTATCGTGTACAATAAATGGTAATGTATCTTTTGATGGTGTAAACTCATAATTATTATGTACTTTACTTGTCTCTGTCACCACCATTGTTTTACTATTTGCTTGACCACTTAATATATCTTGTTCATCAAATGGCACACCAGTTAGGTTAAATGAATTAGGCATTAATAGACCTGATTTATTACTCATATGTGTATGTGGTCTTACTGAGCCTGCCTCCATATAATTAAATGTGTGTGTCTTAATTGTTTTATTAAATGCGTCATGCACGGTCAATTTGTTTGCGTAAAAACCTTCATTGATATTTCTTAATGTGTCAACTGGTTTATCAAACTCATAAGATAAGGCATTAGACATTCTTCTTTCAATATCTTTTCTTTCAGGTTGATTTTCATAATCTGTTTTACTGGCAATCAAGGCAGCAAATGACCATTTATGTGGTATTTCACCTCCACTACCATATGACATCATTGAGGCAAGACTTCTAAAATAAAACCCTAGTGATGTTTCATAGAACATATAACCTGCACTTAATCTATGTTTTTTTGGTTTTGCCTGTGTACATAGGTAATTAATTGCGTCATATGGTTTTAAATTAGGTATTACATACTTTGCATTTGTAGCCGTTGGTTCAAAGAAGAATGGTTTTTTAGATTTTAATTTGTTTCTTAATATATCTTCAATTGCCTTCTCAATAGGACCTGCATATGCTTTAGATATTTTTGTTGTAGCATTTCTATACATTTCAGGCGAACAAAAGAATATCTGGTAAAATTGACCTTTATCATTTGTTGGGTCTTTCTTAATCTTATCTACTTTATAAACTTGTAGCATTTGGCCTGTGTCTTCGCTGAAGTCAAAGCCTGTGCCTGTACCTGGTGTCTCAAATTTTAGTGATATCTTTTCTAAACCTGTGATAGGAAATAATGTTCTTACATCATTTAAATCGTAAACAATAATAGAACCAGCGACATTACTATTTAATATATCTTCACTAATTTCAAAGTTATATAATATGCCTCGTAAATCTAATTTTTTTGGTAAACTATTCTCTTCAAGATATGATAGAATAGATAACTCTGCTAAGTTAAATTCGCCTGGTTTATTAAGTTGTGATTTATTTGGTAAAGCCATGTCATCTCATTACTGATTAATCAATTGTTTAAATTCTTCTATAAAATTATCTAAAAATGCTGGTCGCAATAATTTAATTTGCCTTTTTTTATCTTGTTCTCTTCTTTCATATTCAATATTAGATACTGATTGAGCACCAGCTGTATCACTATTTACTTCTATTTTATGTGAGTAATCAGCAGGACCATCACCTGATTGATTACCACTTGATTGTGTAATCTCATAATGATGTATGCCATCTGGATTAGAATATTTGTCTGCTACAAATTGTTGAAAATTATACTCATCTAAAGGCCAATCGTAATATCTGTTGACAACATTGTTCATTAAACATACCACCCACCAATAATCTGCGTCACCATATGCCTTGTAAGCAATATCTTCAGGTTTATCACCTTCAGGCACATCTAACTTGTCAAATAAGGCAACATTATTTGCTATCTTACTTCTAACTTTTACTCTTCTAAAAATATCAGTTACTTTTTTTGTGTTGCCATTTACACCAGATAAGTTATAGTCTATTACAGGAAACTCGTTAAAATATCTCATTAAGCACCTGCCTCAATATCATTTTTAGTAATAATTCTGTCTTCAACAAAATCAACCGTTAATTTTATATGCACAGGCGAACCATCTTCAAAGAAACTTGGTTGACCATCAGGTGCATAATCAACATCAACATTAGTACAATAGCAAGCTGATATAAGATTTAATTTAGAATTAACTTCGCCATTGAACATATACTTAATTCTAAAATAATTTGGTATTGTGAATTGAGCACCTGCTTTGTCTTTGAAACCTGGTGCTGAATTGTATTTAAATATTAAAATAATATCTTCTACTGCCTTTGCCTCATCTTTGTTTCTAGGCCAAAAATCAAATGAATATGAGAAACTTCTAAAATCAGGCGAGTTATAAAATTGTTCATTTCTAGGATTTAATGCTGTACCACTTCTCTTTTGTAAAAATCTAATAGGGTCACCTGCACCTGCAAGACTAACTAATTCACCAACTAATTTTTTACCTTCTTTAATTGCAATACCAGCAGTACCACCTAAAAATGCCTTAATCTGTTCGGATGAGGCAGCGCCACTTGGTACACTTGCACCTAAAGCTTCTAAATCACCTGCAATACCAGCTTCTTCGGGGTCATAAGTTTGTTTATATGTTGCCTTAATTGTGCTAGGCATGTATAATGCAATCGCTGATGTTGTAATTGACCTAGTTGGTAATTTTGATATAACTTTCCTCTCTGGTTTTCTATTTGCACCACCTAGCAAACTACTTGTTTGTGGACTATAACCTAAAAATCCTGATTCAAATACAATATAATGACCAAGACCATTGTTGCCTAAATCTAGTGGATATTGCACAGGATTAAATGACAATGGATTTTCTATTAGTTTTGAATTAACTGCGTCATCAATCTCAAAAGGTCCTTTCTTTCTTAATTGAGCGCCAAATGAACCTGCACTTTTAGCGTCCTTCTTACCACTAATTGCGTCAGCAATAAATGGTGTAATCAAACTGCCTATGTGGTTTCGTAGTGATTTAAATGCCATGTATAAATAATCCTTGTATAGTAATATTTATATAGATTATAGGTACATTATGGCAAAGAGTTATAGAGGTCTTTATAGACCAACCAATCCCAAGAAATATGTTGGTAATACCAAACAGATAGTATATCGGTCATTATTAGAAAGAAGATTTATGCGTTATTGCGACCTAAATCAAGATATATTATATTGGGCAAGTGAAGAATTACCAATTAGATATTATAACCCGCTAGACAAAAAATATCACCGATACTTTCCTGACTTTGTTGTAAAGACGGTGAATAATGATAAGTACATGATTGAGATAAAACCCTCCCGA